GCTGCCAAAGCGGTGGCTTCTGTTCAACCCAAAACAAAACGCAAACGAAAACCTAAGTTAAAAAATGGCGATAACAATAACAGCGACAGTAGGTAGTGCTTCAGCTAATAGTTATGTCACTTTAGATGCGGCTAATTCTATTGTTGAAGGTTTAATACTTGATGATGATGTTTCTGCGTGGGATGGTTCTAGTAATGATAATAAAAACAGAGCTTTATTTACTGCTGCGGTCAGAGTTGATCGTGAAAGATTTTTAGGAGCAAGGGTTACTAATACACAAGCATTGCAATGGCCTCGCCAAGGTGTACGAAAACCAGATACATATATCAATACTTATTCTGTTGGCTTTCCTTTTCGTATATCAACAGATTATTTTTCAGAAACAGAGATACCAGAACAAGTTAAAAAAGCACAAGTTATATTAGCTGTTTACTTGAATAACAATCGAGATGGGTTAGGATTATCAGGACTTGAAGATTACAAAAAGGTAAAACTTGGTAGTCTTGATGTAGAACCTAATTTTTATGGTGCTGTTGGTGCTGATAGAGTACCACCACTATTTGAACGGTACTTTACTGGTCTACGAATAAGTGGACCCGGCAATGTCGCTATTAAAAGGAGTTAACTAAATGGGAAACTACAACTACCCAGCCGCAATTATTATCACAGACACAAACGCACATACTGGAAGGTTTGGTAAAATTCATTGCCTTGCTGCTGCAGAAGTGACTCTTGTATCTGAAGTAATTACAGAGAATGGTTCATCAACTGTTAATGGTATTACCATGGGTGTTGCATCAGAGATTGAAGGTATCATTACAAGTATTACTTTGGCCAGTGGTCAAGTAATTGCATATCGTGTCTAATGGGACTTGCGTCATCTTTAAAAAAAGTGGCCTCTAAAAGCTTAGTAAAGCTTGGAGGTAGTGTAACTATAAGACAAGTTACTAACGGCTCCTACGATACCGCTACTGGCGCAGTGAGTGAAAGTAATAGTGATACTGTAGTAAAAGGTTTATTAGAAAATATAAATAATACTGAAGTTAATGATTTAATCCAAGCAGAGGATAAAAAACTAACAATATCTGCTGGTGACATTACATTTGTACCAACACCAAAAGATAAAGTTGTAGTTGCTTCTGTTGTTTTTAAAATTATTACTGTAGTGACAAACCAACAAAATAATATACCAATAACCTTTGAATTATTCTTGAGGGCATAATGGCAAGAGAAATAAGAATTAATCGTATTGTTGATGAGGTCTTTAAGAAAGAAATTGTTGAGACTGTACAAAAAGCAACTTTATCTTGGGAGACAAAAGTAAAATTAGCAACACCAGTTGATACTGGTAACTTAAGAAATTCTTGGGACCATAAGATAGAGCCTTTTATTGGTACTGTTTTTACAAATGTAGAATATGCAGAACCAGTTGCTTATGGTACAAGCTTGCCACCAAGTTGGGATGGCCAATATAGAACAAGACAAAATACAATTAAAGGTTATCCAGAGCTTATCGGTAAACAAATAGCTACAGATATCCAAAATAGATTTAATATATAATTATGGCCGCAACAGATTTAAATACAGTCAGACAAACAATAGAAGCAAGACTTGCTACAGAACTTGCTAGTAGCCCTGCAATTCCTGTTGTCTTTAATAATATGCCTTTTGATTCTTCTGCCCAAGATTCTTTTGTACAATGTTCTACAAGTTTTGGATCTGGAAGTTATTTGACTATGGGCGGGTCTGCTAATTCTACCAATACTGTTGTTGGTTTAATATTACTAAACGTTTTTACAGAAGAAGGTATAGGTGCTGGAGCTAACTTTACAATTGGCAAAAGGCTTCGTGACCTTTACAATAATATTACAGTAACAAATGTAATCTTTGATTCACCTATTGGACCTGAGGTACTATCACAAAGTCCTGAAGGAAAATTCCAAACACAAATCAGGATTACTTTTGAAATATATGAGGATCTTTAAATGGAACTTACAGAAGAACAACTTGACGCAGTAGAAGCTGTAAAAGGTAGAAGAGATGCTTCATATTGGGACCCTAAGTGCCGTAAGTATTATGCCGAACAACAAAATTTAAAAAAAAATGTAAATAATACCAAAAAGGGTTAATATATTACTTAATAGTTCTTTTTTTTGTTATGGCTGTAAAAGGTGATGTAGGCAAACTAATGTTTGAAAATGCTGGCGGCACAGAAGCCAATATTGGTGAGCTGCGATCTTGGTCGTTATCTGTTTCTAAAGACTCAATGGAAACTACTGCGATGGGAGCAACTTCAAAGACTTTTATCGGTGGTTTAATCAGTGGCGAAGGTTCAGCAGAACTTTTATATGATGCTAGTGGTAACTCAGACTACCAAGCTTTTATAGATGATGTATTTACAACAGGGGATGCTGGCGATGCATTATTTGAATTATTCCCTGATTCAGCTACAGCTTCTAAAAAGATAGGATTCGCCGGATTAATTACAGGTGCTGAGTATGGCGCAACACTTGGGGAGATTCAAGTAGTGAATATCTCATTCATAACAAACGGTGCTATTACTTCAGCTATATAGTACATTAGGTTAACGTACCTAATTTTTTATGGCGACAAAAAGAAACGTAGACCTTATCACTGAAGCTTTTAGTGATGTGATGACAGCTAGAAGAAAATATGAACTAAAAAATCCTCAAGGTGAGATTTTAAAAGAAATATTCTTCCCACCACTTACAAGGTTTGATAGAAAGCAAGCCCAAGCTGCTGCTGGAACAGATGACGCTTTAACAATATCAACAAGACTTCTTTGTCAACTTGCAGAAAATGAAGATGGATCAAAAGCCTTTGCTTCTGCTGATGCTGAGAATTTACAGAGATTTTTACCTGAGACAGTTTTAAATGAGCTTGAATTATTTATGATGAATATTCAAGTTGATCTTGACACAGCAAAAAACGAATAAGGCGAGATAACTGGTTAAGCTTTGAGTTTTTTCTCGCAACAGAACTAGGAAAATCTGTACAAGAACTAAGAAAATCTATGACGGAAGAGGAGTTAATACATTGGGCTGGATATTATGAAGTTAAAAATGAAAGAGAAAAACAAGAAATGAATCGTCAAAAGGCAAAATCAAGGTAGAATATAATAAAGGTTATTTGTATTCGTGGCACAATCGACAGTTAAGTTAATAGTTGATGCTCAAAATGCAATAAGACCATTGCAGCGTGTAAATGAACAGACAAAAGCTTTAAGCAGTAGTACAGATAAATTAAAAGGCAGATTAGATAGAAGCAATAGATCACTAAGAAACACAGGGAGAGCAGCAAAAACCGCAAGCACTGGTGTTTCAACTTTAACAAAAGCGTTTGCTCCATTACTAGCCGCAGTATCAGTTCTTGGTGCTGCAAGATTTGTATTTGTTAAAACAGCAGAACTAGAAACCCAAAGAGCAAGTCTTGAGCAATTAACTGGGTCACTTGAAGAAACCAATAAAATCATTGATGAACTTCAAGCTTTTGGTGCTGTAACACCATTTACAAGTAGTGAATTAATAGAACAAACAAAAAGATTAAAAGCTTTTGGTTTTGAAACTGAAGAGTTAGTTGACACAACAAAACGACTATCTGACGTAGCTGGTGCTACTGGTGCTGACCTTACAGGTATAGCTACAGCCTTCGGTCAGATAAGAGCAAAGGGTAAATTACAACAGGAAGAGAATCTTCAATTATTAGAAAGAGGAGTCAATATAACTGACGAACTTAAAAAAATTACAAAACTGCAAGGGGATGAATTTGAATCTGCAATGCGTAAAGGAAAAATAGGTGCTGATGCAGTAAATCAAGCTTTAATTAATTTAACAAGTCAAGGCGGTATTTTTGCCGGTGGAGCTACAAAACAAGCAGACACTTTAAATGGAAAATTATCAACTTTACAAGATACGATTGACACACTTGCAAGAACAATCGGAACAGAATTAGAAGGAGAAATAAAAGATGTTTTAGATTTTAGTATTGCAGCAGTTAAAGCAATAAATGAGTTAATAAAAAATTTTGGTATTTTAAAAAAAGCTATAGACGTAATTAATCCATTTGAACAATTAAGAAGTTTAAAAGAACAGCTTACAACCCAAAAAAAATTAGCCGAATCAACAAACAAGATAAGAAAAATTAATGTAAAAAACGGTCAAATTGTAGAAATAACAAAAGATAAGACACAAGAAACAACACTTGCTTTTACCGAGCTATTAACTCCTTCTGATTTGTTTAATCAAAATCTAGGGCAATCTAATATTTTCATGGAATCAATTAGTAATGGTACAGAAAAATTATCTGAAGGTCTTGTAAATGTAAAAAGTGAAGCTGATAAGTTAAAAGAGAAATTTATGGAGATAGGTCAAGGAATAGAACAGGGTATTGTGTCAGGTCTTACTGATGCGGTGATGGGAACAAAAACATTAGCTCAAGCTGCTATTGGTGTATTAAATGATTTAAAAAGAAAGCTTGTTGAAGTTGCAATGCAACGTGCAGTGTCTGGTATTGGTAACTTCTTAGGAAATGCTTTAGGTGGGTTGTTTGGTGGTGGAGGAGGAGGTCTTGTTGGTAATAAAGCATCAAGTTTTTTAGGTGGTGCTAATCCTATTGCTGGAATGTTTGCTAATGGAGGTAATCCACCAGTTGGAAGAGCTTCAATCGTG